CGTCCCGCTCGTCGAAGCCGGAACCGTGCCAGCCGATACGACCGCTCGGTTGATCAGACACACCGCTGGATGCCCACCAAAGCTGTAGGTGGTCGTGGTGTTATTGCCAATCGCCGCATCGCACCGCCCAACGAGCAGATTGGGAAGCACCCCAAATCGTCCCGGCAGTGGCGCAAAGCTGTTTGCTACGCTCATGTCAGTCTCCGTTCAAAAGGTGAAGAAGTGGGGGTGGCAGTTGCCCACCACCCCCGATCTTCCTTAGCCGACGTGGCTGTAGCGGACGGTATCCGTGTAGCCGGTGATGATGCCGTGGCTATTACGGGCGAGCGCGGCGAGGTTGCCGTACCAGCCGTAGGTCGTCTCGAAGGCATCGCGGCCCTGAATCCAACGCCACGGACCCGCACCTTCGAACTCGACGAAGCCCCAATCCTTCGCGTCCACCCACGCCAGCGACGGGAGGTGGAGGAGATAGATCGTGCCAGCCGGGACGTAGTAGTCGAGGTAGCACTTGATGCCGCAGATCTCGACGGCCTTGTAGCCGCCCTTGATCGTGGTGGAGAACTCGCCAGCGGTGAACCGGCGCTGCGCCACCATCGACTCCATCAGCTTCTTGCCGAGACCCGGCGTGGTCAGCATGAAGAAGTCCTGCGGACGGGCCATCGCGTCCTTGCCCGAGCGCCCGTTGATGCGCTGGATGAGATCCCAGATGTCCGACTCGGTCGGCTGGTTCACATCCGGCGTATCGGTCCCCGCCACCATCCGCGTCGCATCCCAAATGTTGTAGGTGCTGGCGGAAATGTTGTGAAGGCTGGCATAGCTGCCGCCACGGTTCGTGATGTTGACGAGACCGTTCATCGCCACGTTGAACGAGGTATCGTTCGCCGTCGCCTTCACGATCTTGTCCGTCGCCGCCATGCCCGTGATGGCCGTGCCCAGCGTCAGCGTGGCGTTGTCGCCGCTGTTGCTGATCGCCGTGATCGCCGCTCGCCCAAGCACCGCGTCCGAGGACGACGTATCGAGGACCGCGATGAAGTCACCCACCGAAAGGAGCAGCGACCCCTGCCCAGCGCCCGCCAGACCGTAGGGCGACGAGACGATGATGGAGGTGGAGCTGGACACCGTGCCGATCAGCGCGACAATGCCGTCCGGCTTGTTGTGCAGCGCCTGCTGCATGAGGAGCTTGGAGGCGTCCTTGATTTCTTCCATCGTCTTGGTGGCGATGGTCGTGAAGGCCGCGTCCTTGCTCTGGGTGCCGACGAACGCCAGCCCGTCGATCTGACGGGTCGTGTAGGCACGGACCACGCCGACGTTGCCCTGCACTTCCGTGGCCGTGGTGTCAGGCGGGAAGTAGCCAGACTGCGAGAACGTCGCGCCAGCGGGGCGACCAACGACGACGTCGAAGAAGACGTTGTTACCGCCCCAGCGCATGTTGCGGGGGCCACCGGCCTTGCCCTTTTCGAGCTGGGCGAGAAGCGGCGTGACAAGGTTCTGGACCTTCTCACGGAACTGCGAATACACGTTCTTCAGCAGACCTGTCAGTTCTGCATCCGAGATTACGGTAGGATTCGGCATCTGATGGATTCCTTAACGAGAGAATGAAGCAAGCGCCGCCTGTAACGCGCTATCTACCGCGTCATCGACGGTGGCCGGAGCCTTCGGCGCTTTCGGACCTTCGGCGGATTTGCCCGCTTGTCCGGTAGGCTTCGTGGCCCGACCGACGAGGTTCTTGGCTTTCTGCGCTTCAATCCGCGCCTTATCCAGTTCCGCCTGAATGGCCTGCTTGTTTGCCGTGGCGGGCTGAGAACGCTTGGCGTTGACCATTTGCGCCCACAAAGCCAAGTCTTCAACGATGTACTGTCGAATGGCGTCATAGCGTGACGGGGGGACATACGGCTGTCCGTTCGGCGCCGTGTCCGCGTGCGCTTGCATCACCATCTGGAGGCGAGACTCAAGTTCTTCCGCAGTCACCGATGGCAGTGCGTTCATAATCATCTGAACGGCTGGCACGACTTCTGTGGTATAAAACTGCTCGCCACTGCTTTGAATTTGTTGCATCTGGTACGACACGCGCAAGTTATCCGCTTCGCGCTCTGCGCGTTCTGCGCGTTTCTCTGGCGAGTTTTCTGCCAAGTACGCATCGCGGACAGCGTCGAGAAACGCCTCGTCATGGAGCAACCGCTCCATCTGCGCTTCGCGCTCGGCCACGACCTGTTCCATCTGCTGCATGGCAGCCAGCGTCTGCTGGTACTCCTGTTCCACGACCTGCGCCCGCTTATCCCGCTCTTCGTTGTACACGCCCCACTGGGCGAGCTTGACGACCTGATCCAGCCGGTCCTTTCGCACCTTGCCATTCGCTTTGTATTCCACGGTCAAGGCTGGGACTTCGACCTCTCCCGCGTCATCGTAGAGCGTAAAGTCGGTGGCCAGCCCTTCCGAAAGGGTTGGCACTGCGACATAGCCGTCAGGAAGGACGACGTCATCCTGCACCGAAGCTTCCGCGTCGGACGGATCGTCCGTGTCTGCGGTCTCGGTCGGGACTTCTTCCAGATCCGTTGCGGCTGGCGCGTCGGATTCGGTCGGCTCGTCGTTGGGGGATTCGACGGGGTCGGGTGCAGCAGGCAGCGCGGCGGCAGCCGCTTCTGCGATGACATCGTTGATGTCGAGTACAGGAGCAGTCACAAACAATCCTATTGCTGGCGGGATAAGATGTCCGCTTGCCGTGCAGCGATCTCTTCATCAGGGATGCCCGCCAGCGACTGCTGCATGAGCGGGGCCACCCCAATGGGGGGATTACTGGCGGCGAGGGGCAACTGTCCCGGTGGCAACGATGGTACGCTGGCGGCGGGCGGTCCGCCTTCGGGTCCAGCTCCCGGCGCAGGGGGTGCCATCGGGGGTGCCCCCGGCGGTCCACCCTGCTTCTGCATAGCCTGATTGGCGAGGGCGGTCCACCGTTCCTGCGCCACGGCGATAATCTGCGGGTCCAAATCGTCTTGCAGCAGGATGTCGCGCTCTAGCACATCCTGATGAATCGCTTCGTTGTCCTGCCAACGCAGCTCGGGAATCGGTTCCCCCGTGCGGATGGCATCGGCCACGCGCTTGGCACGGGCTTCCTGATCGTCGTCGGGCGACGAGATGTTTGACGCCAGCGCAAACATCTGGCGGCGGCGGTACTCCTTGAGGTCGATGACGCCCGTCTGCAACCAGTTGTCCAGCATGTACATGCGGAACGCTAGCGGCATCGGCATCATGGACGCCTTCTCCACCTTCACATCGGCCTGCCCGTCAAAGTCGCTGGACGAGATCGCTCGCGCCAGATCCGGTCGGCCCTTGCCCACAGTCCCCAAAGCACGGGGCACATCGTAGCCCCATGCCATCCCAGCCAACGCCACCTTGGCAAAATCGGTGTAGGCTTGGGCAATCGCAGAGACGACGGGCGAGAACACGCGCTCCAACTGTTCACGGGTGGCGATAATCGCTCGGCCCGACTCGCCCGTTGCCTGCCCTCGGCTGACCTGATTCCAGCCGCTCGCGTTCTCAAACGCCCGCTGCTCCAGCGCCAGCGCCTCCTTCACATCGTTACCCACCGAGAACCCGTTTACGGGTTGGATGGAATCGCCCATGCTGCCAGCGCCACGGACTTCGATCATGGAGGTCACGCCGCCCATGAACGTCTCGGTCGCAATCGCGTTGGGGCGCGTCAGGAAGCGGCCACCCGCGTTGACGCGGATGTTCTCGACCCACTTGGACAGTAGCGCATTGACGCGCATCTGGTGGTCGATCCACTGCTCCATGATCGGGCGCGGATAGTAGGACGGATCGCTCGACCCATCACGTACTGGCACGACGGGGATGACGCCCCAAAGCAGCGGCTTCGGCCCAAACACCACTTCGTTGCCGACGACAATCAGTTGCATTCCGTCTGGCAGTACGTCGGGGTGTGGCGCAAGATAGACCGTAAAGCGTTCGGTGACGTCTTCGTCGCGGAGACGCTGCCCTTCGCCAATCGTGGTCTGTGTCAGCACCCATGCGCCAATGCCTTCTGCCCCGGCATACGTTGGGGCGTTGCCATTGGACAGCGTGGTATTGGC